GATGACGCCGAGCCGTAATTTGTGCCACGCATCATCCCCCTGTTCGACAGCTCTCACGTCGATCCCGGTACGCTGCAGGATAATGTCCGGTGTCATGCAGCCACCTTCTGTTCAGAGGCTTTTTGTTTCAGGAATCCAAGAGCTTTCACTGCTTCGGCCTGTGTCAGTTCTGACGATGCGCGAATGTCGCGGCGAAATATCTGGGAACAGAGCGGCAATAAGTCGTCATCCCATGTTTTATCCAGGGCGATCAGCAGAGTGTTAATCTCCTGCATGGTTTCATCGTTAACCGGAGTGATGTCGCGTTCTGGCTGACGTTCTGCAGTGTATGCAGTATTTTCGACAATGCGCTCGGCTTCATCATTGTCATAGATACCAGCAAATCCGAAGGCCAGACGGGCACACTGAATCATGGCTTTATGCCGTAACATCCGTTTGGGATGCGACTGCCACGGCCCGGTGATTTCTCTGCCTTCGCGGGTTTTGAATGGTTCGCGGCGGCATTCATCCATCCATTCGGTAACGCAGATCGGATGATTACGGTCCTTGCGGTAAATCCGGCATGTACAGGATTCATTGTCCTGCTCAAAGTCCATGCCATCAAACTGCTGGTTTTCATTGATGATACGGGACCAGCCATCAACGCCCACCACCGGAACGATGCCGTTCTGCTTGTCAGGGAAGGCGTAAATTTCTTTCGTCCACGGATTAAGGCCGTACTGGTTGGCGACGATCAACAATGCGATGAACTGCGCATCGCTGGCATCGCCTTTAAATGCCGTCTGGCGAAGAGTGGTGATCAGTTCCTGTGGGTCGACAGAATCCATGCCGACACGTTCAGCCAGCTTCCCAGCCAGCGTTGCGAGTGCTGTACTCATCCGTTTTATACCTCTGAATCAATATCAACCTGATGGTGAGCAATGGTTTCAACCATGTACCGGATGTGTTCTGCCATGCGCTCCTGAAACTCAACATCGTCATCAAACGCACGGGTAATGGCTTTTTTGCTGGCCCCGTGGCGTTGCAAATGATCGATGCATAGCGATTCAAACAGGTGCTGGGGCAGGCCTTTTTCCATGTCGTCTGCCAGTTCTGCCTCTTTCTCTTCACGGGCGATCTGCTGGTAGTGACGCGCCCAGCTCTGAGCCTCAAGACGATCCTGAATGTAATAAGCGTTCATGGCTGAACTCCTGAAAATGGCTGTGAAAATATCGCCCGCGAAATGCCAGGCTGATTAGGAAAACAGGAAATGGGGTTAGTGAATGCTTTTGCTTGATCTCAGTTTCAGCATTAATATCCATTTTTTATAAGCGTCGACAGCTTCACGAAACATCTTTTCATCGCCAATAAAAGTGGCGATAGTGAATTTAGTCTGGATAGCCATAAGTGTTTGATCCATTCTTTGGGACTCCTGGCTGATTAGGTATGTCGATAAGGCGTTTCCATCCGTCACGTAATTTACGGGTGATTCGTTCAAGTAAAGATTCGGAAGGGCAGCCAGCAACAGGCCACCCTGCAATGGCATATTGCATGGTGTGCTCCTTATTTATACATAACGAAAAACGCCTCGAGTGAAGCGTTATTGGTATGCGGTAAAGCCGCACTCAGGCGGCCTTGATAGTCATATCATCTGAATCAAATATTCCTGATGTATCGATATCGGTAATTCTTATTCCTTCGCTACCATCCATTGAAGGCCATCCTTCCTGACCATTTCCATCATTCCAGTCGAACTCACACACAACACCATATGCATTTAAGTCGCTTGAAATTGCTATAAGCAGAGCATGTTGCGCCAGCATGATTAATACAGCATTTAATACAGAGCCGTGTTTATTGAGTCGGTATTCAGAGTCTGACCAGAAATTATTAATCTGGTGAAGTTTTTCCTCTGTCATTACGTCATGGTCGATTTCAATTTCTATTGATGCTTTCCAGTCGTAATCAATGATGTATTTTTTGATGTTTGACATCTGTTCATATCCTCACAGATAAAAAATCGCCCTCACATTGGAGGGCAAAGAAGATTTCCAATAATCAGAACAAGTCGGCTCCTGTTTAGTTACGAGCGACATTGCTCCGTGTATTCACTCGTTGGAATGAATACACAGTGCTTATTCGTACTAATAAAATACCCAATTTTCTGTTTCTTGGTTGTGTCCAAAGTTATATTCAATATCTGGTGTTGATGTATCAATATTCTTCATACCATCAACAAGAGTTGATACAACAGCCAAATCTTGTTTGATTCTCATTAAATGGTATTTCTTCCGGCGCAATAAACTTTCAATGGCAAGTTTCTTCGTTGGGAATGCAAAAGATCTTTCTGCATTTTTTGCTACTTTCTTAATTGCATATCTATTTCTCCTTTGTTTCCATTCCTGTAACCACTGATTTGGTGCTGGTTTAAAATTAACAATCCAATGCGCAGGAACCAACCATGCATAATGCTCTGTCTGATGAAAAGCTATATATTGAAGTGCGAATATTTTTATCCCATCTTCTTCAACTGTCGCCTGGAATCTCCAGAAAACAGGCATTCCATCATGTTCAGTTTCTGATTCAGGAAAAGGTACGCTCCATGATTTTGTCATATCTCACCTCAAATAAGTGGTTTGCTGCCTAATTTCATTTTCTGGCGACCAACACAAGTCATCTTGCTGTCAGTTGTTTGGATTTACGGTAGCCTGCCGCGTAAAGAGCTACATTTGGAAGACAAGTTGAGCCTTCATATTTTCTGGTCAACGTTGTCAGTGTTATTACTTCTGCTCTCATTGCTGGTTTGCGTTTGCATTGTAAGACCACTCGTGATGGGGTTGGCCTGTGTAGTTTGTCGGAGCTAATCGCCTCCTGACTTTGCAGGTTTGCGCGACGAGCTCTACGGCGAGAAGCTGCGGTGCCTTTAAATTCTGTTTTTCTGGACATAGATTCCTCCCGAATAAACTTTGGCGATGCAATCTCGAAGCTCCTCCTGAGACGGTTGCTTCGGCATTGCATCCCACAGCTTATGTGGTTGGGTGATCTGGCTTTTCAGCCACGTAGTCGAGAGTCGACGTTGTTTAAAGAGCCTGCCAGTCTGTTCCATTTGGCTTCCAGCGTCCTGCTGATGGTTAAATAGTACGATATGTACTTAACTTGGTCAATACAATTTGTTCTAAAATGGGGCGTTTTTTTACAACGCTTTGTATTTAATAGTATTGTTTTTTAGCGTGGGTGTATTGCCTCGGCGATGTAAGGAGAGATCAGAATTGCGTTGTTTAGTGAGTTGTATCTATTTATTTTCCAATAAATACAATTGGTTATGTGTTTTTTTGGGCGAGAGGAAAAGAAAACCCGGCATGGAGGCCGGGTTGATGATTAGCGGTGTGGCCTTGAGCGATAATGCTCACACACATGTTCAAGATTTCCATGCCTTATCCGTTCATAGGCATTCACATGAACTTCTCGATCGAATTGGTCATTCAAATTGTATGTAGACATCTGTGTTTTCTCATATTGGCGGCAGCCCTACAACCGCTTGAAAAAATGTACCAGACGCGCTAAGGTTACATCGCAAATATTGTGTACCTTAACAAGGGCTCCTTTTGGAGGCTCTGGTTAAACAGCATCAATGTCGGACTGGGGAGTTGGACATTGTGCTGAATGCTTTTGCATTATTGAGGCCGAACGTAAACCTTCAGAATTGAAGAGATGCGTTCGGCTTCTTCGTTTGTGATATCGTTAGGAATGCCTTTAATCGTTACTGTAACCCCTGATTCAGGTCGAAGAACTACTGGAAGATCATAGGTATGAAGTGCATTAGCCTTGCCTTCGACTTTTGTTGGTTCGCCAGTCAAATCTTTTTCCTCACTGGATTCTTTGTCAATCGGAGTGTATGGGATTTCTTCACCAGACTGGAAAGCTACAAACTTTTTGATTGCACTTTCCATGCGGCTTTTATATGCAGTAATGCTGCTGTCGCTAGGCTTCGGCTCAGTTGCGTTGATGTATCGCTCGGCAAGCTCATTCACATCAAGCTGAGTAACATCACCCATTTCCTCTTCTTGGACTACCGTTAAGAGGCGAGCGGATGAGTTTTTTAAATTTCGAGCGGTGGCCTCCTTCATTATGTTCAGCGACATAAGCTCTTCAAGGAAGTCCTTGAATGCCTGCACGCTAACGTTTGACTTTGCCATTTGCTCTCTCTCTAAGTTATTGACTCAGATCGAGTTTATCCAGGAATTGATTTGCATGCAAGACTCAAGTCTTGAGAATTTCCGTTCAAGATCCACTCTCAATAAAAAAGGCCGCACCTCTGCGACCTTTCATCTCCTAAATCTCTTTTCTCTTACCTAAAGAAACAGCAGGCTGGGTCAGCCCTAACAACTTCAAGTGCATCGGTCAGAGAAAGCTCCGTGCTATACAGGTGTTATTTCATATCTTTTTGCATCCAATAAATTTTCCATCTGTCCAGAGAGCGGATGCACTTGATTCTTGTTGATGGCAGGACGTTTTTTCACCTGCCTCACCCTGCCATACAGGACGCTGCTCACCGATATCTATCGTCCGGTCATTGATGTTATAGACAATATCCAGATCATTACGGATATACTCAGATGGCCTTATGCTTTCAATGAATAGATGAACTTCTTTTTGACCGCTTGATACTCATGGCCATTAAACTCCATCTATCCTCTTTACCCAAACGTCTCTTCAGGCCATTGGCTGGCGATAACTTTCCCCACAACGGAACAACTCTCATTGCATGGGATCATTGGATATTGCGGGTTTAGTGGTTGTAGAAACACCTGACCGCTATCCCTGATCAGTTTCTTGAAGGTAAATTCATCACCACCAAGTCTGGCTATGCAGAAATCGCCGGGCTCAACAGCTTGCTCAGGGTCAACCAGAATTAACATCCCGTCAGGAAAACTAGGTTTGGAACCTGTTGGTGCGGTCATTGAGTTACCTTCAACCTCAAGCCAGAATGCAGAGTCACTGGCTTTTTTGGTTGTGCTTACCAATCTCTCCGCATCACCTTTGGTAAAGGTTCTGAGTTCTGGAGAGAACATCCCAGCCTGAACATGAGAAAAAACAGGGTACTCATATTGTTTTTTAACTGGGGCCGATGAGTATTCGCCAACAGGTGAAAATGTCCCGTCGTGGTTGAATGATATGTTATCAATACCAAGGTATTTAAACACCACACCAATATCACTAAGAGATGGATGACGAGATCCGCGCAACCAGTGTCCAATTCCACCCTGCGTCATACCTAGCTCTTCGGCTAACTTCTCTTGAGTTATGCCGAGCTCTTTCATTCTGGATCTAGCCAGTTCATACCATTTCATTTTCATGTCCTTATTATTACGCTCTGTACTGGAACCATCCATGCACAATGTGTATTTTTACTTGTATTTGAGAAGTACATATTGTATTTTTTTATTCGTGGTTACTATGGAGGGCATATGAGCAACCTACGAAAATATCGAGAGTCACTGAATATCTCTCAAACAACACTTGCTAAGGCAGTTGGATGCACACAGGGAGCTATCGGACATTGGGAATCTGGTCGTCGCTTCCCAGACCTTAAAACATGCCGTGCTCTTGTTGCGTGTCTAAACAAGTTAGGCGCAAAAGTAAGTCTTGATGACGTGTTCCCGCCGGAGCACAAAGCCGCTTAATAAGCGGAGCCGCTCTTTGTAACAACGGACATTCGTCCTACGTCGCTGAAAAGCGAGTCCCAAGATATCTGACCAACTAAGGCCATATGCGTTTCCACGCATACCTTTCAACTAACTATTCACTATTGGAAATCTTAAGAAATGGAACGAACAAGTTACAGCAAACTATCCCAGCGTGACGTTGATCGCGCAGAAACAGATTTACTCATCAACCTGTCAACGCTTACCCAGCGCGGTCTGGCAAAGATGATTGGCTGTCATGAATCGAAGATAAGCAGAACGGACTGGAGGTTTATTGCTTCGGTCCTGTGTGCTTTCGGAATGGCATCAGACATCAGTCCGATTAGCAGGGCTTTTAAGTATGCGCTTGATGGACTCACCAATAAAAAACGCCCGGTGTGCAAGACCGAGCGTTCTGATCAAATACAAATGGAATTTTAACAACATCCAACGAGGTAATTATATGCGAAACAAAGGCTTTAATCCACCTGATACACACAAAGAAGCTAAGCGTTTGCGCTTCCTTCGTTCCATTGATGAAAGAACTCAAATCTCTTTTGTGAAAGTTGCCAGAACTGAGCTTCTGAAGGCTGAGGCGAGGGCGTTGCTCCCGTCTCTACCAAAAGAGGAGGGATATACGTCCATTCCAAACGCATTTCTGGAAAAGCTGCTCAAAGAAGACATATCCGTAAGTCAGTTTAACGATGTTCTTAAGGTCTTTCGTCAAGGCAGGTAGTTATGAGCAATACAGCAAAAATCTACGATTTCAGCGCCGCACACGAGCGCAGGAGCAACAGGATGGAGAACCAGAAAACTGGTTACATTCCGTTGTACCGGAGCATTCTGAAACAGTCATGGGCGAAAGATGTTTATCTTCGCACCCTGTGGGAAAACCTTCTCCTGAATGCCGCCAGAAAGCCATACAAAGCGAATTTCAAAGGTCATGAATGGCATCTGCAACCCGGTCAACTGGTTGTGACAGCAGCTGATTTAGGTCTTCAGTTATGCGACAGGCATGGCAAGCCAGCAAGCCGCGATCAGGTTGAGCGGATGCTTCAGGTTTTTGTGAAAGAGGGGATGATCACCATTGATGGAGAGAAGCAAAAAGGTCGTGTGATTACCATCACAAATTACCATGAATATGCTCAAAAAATGGACGATTCACCCGCACATGAAGCCGCACAAACAACCGCACATGATGCCGCACATGACGAAGCCAGCAATGGCGCGGCTTTCAGAGTACATGCCGCACATGAAAGCGCACATGAAGCCGCACAAACAACCGCACATCATGAACAAGAAGGTATTAACAAGAATATAAATAATACCCCCCTACCCCCCAATGGGGGAGGCGATGGGCAGGTTAAACCTGAACGTCGCAAGGCAGAACGAATCGACTACGAATCCTTCCTGAACGCCTACAACACCGAAGTCGGTGACAGACTTCCACACGCTGTTGCGGTCAACGAGAAACGCAAACGCCGCCTGAAGAAAATCATCCCGCAACTGAAAACGCCAAACGTGGACGGTTTCAGAGCGTATGTCAGGGCGTTTGTACATCAGGCCAAGCCGTTTTACTTCGGAGACAACGACACGGGCTGGACGGCAGATTTTGATTACCTGCTGAGAGAAGACTCGTTAACGGGAGTCCGGGAAGGGAAGTTTGCAGACAGGGGGATTGCATGAGACAGGATATCGAAGCGAGCGTTATCGGTGGCCTGCTGATTGGTGGATTAACGCCAACTGCCAGCGACGTTCTGGCAACGCTGGAGCCGGAGGCGTTTTCAATTCCGCTCTACCGGAAAGCCTTCGAGGTTATCCGTAAGCAGGCGCGAAACAGAAACCTAATCGACGCGCTGATGGTTGCCGAGGAGTGCGGAGAGGAGCATTTCACGTCAATCCTGATGACCAGCAAAAACTGCCCGAGTGCCGCAAACCTGAAGGGATATGCCGGAATGGTCGCGGATAACTATCACCGCCGTCTGGTGCTGGAAATCATGGATGAAATGCGTGAACCAATTCAGAGCGGAACCATCGACGCATCGAGTCAGGCGATGGATGAACTTGTAAAGCGTCTTTCAGCCATCAGAAAGCCCCGTGACGAGGTTAAACCTGTACGGTTAGGGGAAATCATCACTGACTACACTGACACGCTTGACAGGCGTCTGAGGAACGGAGAAGAGTCAGATACCCTGAAGACCGGAATCGAAGAACTTGATGCCATCACCGGAGGGATGAACGCGGAAGACCTGGTGATAATCGCTGCTCGTCCTGGTATGGGGAAAGCAATGGCGCTAAGCGAAGGGATTTTACTTGCAGATGGCACCTGGACTACTCACGGAGAAGTCAAAATTGGCGATCGCATCGCGTCAATAGACGGGCTTCCTTCGGAGGTAATTGGCGTCTTCCCACAAGGGAAGAAATTCACATATTTAGTCACCTTTGAAGACGGACGTAGCGTGAAATGTGCCGACAACCACTTATGGGAAATTTCATCATCAAGATTTACTGGTAAACGCGTTGTTGATACTGATGCGCTGGCTGGGATACTACAAAAAACACGTTATCAGGGAAGAATAAGAGTGCCATCCTTGACCGGAGACTTTGGTAAAAATATTCCCCTTGATGGTTGGGTTATTGGGGCTCTACTTGGTGACGGTTCGTTGATAAAAGGCATCAAATTCACCAACTCGGAAGAATATGTCCTGAGCCGCATGAGTGATGCAATTGCACCATTGCGACTGGTTAAGGTAGGAGAGAATGATTATTTGATAAGCAACCAAAAAGGCCAGAAGAACCCACTATTGGACAAACTACGTGGCATTGGGGTGATCGGGAAAGGTGCGTCCGAGAAGGAAATCCCAGCAGAAATTTTTAGTGCTAGCAAAGAAATACATACCGGTGTTTTAACTGGCCTTCTCGAGACAGATGGCTGGGTTGAGAAGTCCGGATGCATCCGCTTTAGTTCATCCAGTCAGAAATTAGCTAAAGGATTAGTAAGGCTTGTTAGATCTTTAGGTGGAACCGCCAAAGAATCCAGCAGGACGGGAATAGTTTACACGTACAAAGGAGAGAAGCACGACGGACTTGATGCACACATGGTCAGCATGAAGTTGCCATCATCTTTGATAGAGCAAATTCACTCACCACGTTTACGCAAAAATCTCGGGATTAACAGGCTTGGCGACCTTGGCGTGGGTATCAAATCGGTTGAAGTTGTTGAGCCAGAAGAGTGTCTCTGCATCATGGTAAGCCATCCTAGCCATCTCTATGTGACAACGGATTACATCGTTACGCACAATACGGAACTGGCGCTGAAGATTGCCGAAGGCGTTGCAAGCCGCGTTATTCCTGGTTCTGACGTCCGGCGCGGGGTATTGATTTTCTCAATGGAAATGAGCGCATTGCAGATTGCAGAGCGAAGCATTGCCAACGCCGGGAGGATGTCGGTTAGCGTACTGCGAAATCCTGCATCGATGGATGACGAAGGCTGGGCACGTGTTGCTAACGGCATGAGTCAGCTTGCAGATTTGGATGTATGGGTAGTCGATGCCTCGCGGTTATCGGTCGAAGAAATACGCTCAATCGCAGAACGGCACAAACAGGAAAATCCAAACCTCTCACTCATCATGGCGGATTATCTTGGCCTGATTGAGAAGCCGAAAGCAGACCGCAACGACCTCGCAATTGCTCACATCTCCGGAAGCCTGAAGGCGATGGCGAAAGACCTGAAAACGCCAGTTATCTCCCTAAGTCAGCTTTCGCGCGATGTTGAGAAGCGACCAAATAAACGCCCGACAAACGCAGATTTGCGTGATTCAGGAAGCATTGAACAGGACGCAGACTCAATCATCATGCTCTATCGGGAAGCGGTATATGACGAGAACAGTAGCGCCGCGCCATTTGCTGAAATCATCGTGACGAAAAACCGTTTTGGCTCACTTGGTACGGTTTACCAGCGGTTCTGCAACGGACACTTTGTTGCATGTGACCAGGATGAAGCCAGACAGATTTGCACAGCATCAAATGCACCCGCTGTACGTGGCAGACGATATGCACAAGGGGCTGACGTATGAATAAAAAACAATTAGCCATTCTCGAAAAGGCATGGGATGCACAAATATCATGCGCTTTGAAAGAACAGGCACTACCAATAATCCAGACCAAATCGAAAATAGCCAGGCAGTTATGCGATGACGGATTCCTGAACGAGGTTGAGATTACGCGCCAGATGGTAACGTTCAAAGGGTATGAGATAAATCATCATGGTATGGCGGCGTATTGCTCCCATCTTCCTGATGACGTTGACATTGATGAAATGGAAAGGGAGATGAAGCAATGACCATCTACATCACTGAGCTAATAACAGGCCTGCTGGTAATCGCAGGCCTTTTTATTTGGGGGAGAGGGAAGTGAACGATAGCTACCGACAGTTTGAAAACTGGTGGTCAAAAGACAAAAGCCAGTTCACGGGAGACGATGAATTAAAAGAGTTTGCCTGGGTGATATGGCAGGCATCGCGCTCTGCTATTGAACTGGATATCGACTGGCCCGAATCGAATGACGACCTTTGGAAAGATGGTGAAGAAGGTGCTTATGCGATGGGTTATGAGGATGGGCGTGACAAAACGGTAATTGCAGTAATGAAAGCCATCAGGGCCGCAGGAATCAAAGAAAAGAATTTCGATTAAGCAAATATCACTTCAATAAATCGCTTTTAAGGCATCACAATCGCTCTGTGGTGAGGTAAGCACGTGCAAGGTATGCCGATAAGCAGCGAGAATGAAAAATGCGTCAGAATGCGTTTGAGGGGGTTTTAAGAAATGAGTACGATAGCTGAGCTTGTCAGGGCTAATTTTCGTGAAGAGTTGGTGCGTTGGTATCGGTATCGTTCATCGTCCAGTTTGCCGCTTGATGAGTTGTATGAGCATTCACCTGCCGCACGACGCTATCCGCGTGACCGTGTTCTTCGACGGTTGTTCAAACTCAACAATGAGTTTCAGCGCAACAGAATTATCCGGAGTCTGGATTTTAAGTGAAGGAGTGAGCATGAGCGACCTGTCATTAACCCAGCCAAAGCTAAAAGAATGTCCGTTTTGCGGCGGTAATGCTCGTCTGTGGGTTGAGGCCGGAATAAATATTGATGTGTGGGGCTATGCAGAATGTGACCTCTGTGAAGCCAGGGGGGCATGGGCACCATCAGTTGCTGCGGCGGCTGAAAAATGGAACCGGAGAGCAGGAGATGAAGCAAACCTTTCTGCTTCGCAACGAAGCAATCAGAAATAACGCCATAGACGCCATTCTCTCACTACCCTTCGACGACAAGTCACCCCACGAAGTCCACGTTAAAGAACCCAAGCGCAGCAAAGCGCAGAATGACCGCATGTGGCCGATGCTGAACGATGTTTCGCGTCAGGTGCTATGGCATGGTCAACGGCTGGCGCCGGAAGACTGGAAAGACCTGTTCACTGCCCTGTGGCTTAAGACCAAAAAACTGGAGCAACGAAGTGTGCCTGGTATCGACGGTGGCGTTGTCATGCTTGGCGTGCGTACCAGCAAAATGCGGAAGGCCAGCATGACTGAGCTTATCGAAATCATGTTCTGGTTCGGCTCAGAGCGCAACGTGCGGTGGAGTGATGACTCCCGGCGAGAGTATGAATGGTCACAACGAAAAGGTAGGGCTGCATGACTATCAAATCAAATACGCCAGCACAC